AAGCTAGCAGAAGAGTTCAAGTACAACAACGTCCGTAAGGATGTTGCTGAGTGTCTGCTCAACGCTGCTGTCTTCGGTACTGGGGTGGGAGAGATTGTCCTCTCCTCAGAAACCCACTACTCCCCTGCTACGCAGAAGGATGAAGACGGCGTTAACATGGTGGGTAGGACTACAGAGATGAAGACATGTGTCTCTGTACGCCCCATCAAGCCTCACAACCTCCGTATCCCAGATACAGCAACCAACATCAAGGATGCACTGGGTGTGGGGATTGAAGAGTTCGTAGCGAAGGACTACGTATACGACCTGCAAGAGCAGGGGGTGTATGTAGACACAGACTTCGCACTACATGGTTACGCTGCTGATGATGACCTCGAAGCTGACCCCTCGCTAGATAGCCGAGTGGAAGATCGAGTGAAGCTGTTGCGGTACTACGGGAAAGTCCCTCGCCACCTACTCGAAGAAGTAGAGGGATTTGAGTCTTCACAGAATCACTCTGACACCTACTACACTGAAGCTGTGGTAGTGATTGCGAATGACGGAGTACTCCTGAAGGCTGACGATAACCCCTACCTGATGAACGATCGTCCAGTGATCGCTTTTCAGTGGGATATTGTCCCCGGAAGGTTTTGGGGTAGAGGTGTCTGCGAAAAGGGTTACAACCCACAGAAGGCACTTGATGCGGAGTTACGCCAACGGCGCGATGCTATGGCTATGAATGTAGCTCCAATGCTAGGTATAGATGCAACCCGTCTGCCAATGTTGGGACAGAAGCTCCAAGTGAGTCCCGGCAAGCAAATCATGGTCAATGGAAATCCGAGTGAAATCCTTCACCCGTTCCGCTTTGGCGATGTACCCCAATCCTCATGGATGGAGACAGAGAACCTACAGAACATGGTACAACAGGCAACTGGTGCTGTGGACTCTGCCGGTGTAGCTGGCTCCATAAACAACGAAGCAACTGCGGCTGGTATCTCCATGTCGCTAGGGGCTATCATCAAGCGGCACAAGCGTACACTGATTAACTTCCAAGAGGGGTTCCTTATCCCACTGGTACGGAAGGCAGCATGGCGCTACATGCAGTTTGATGCAGACAACTTCCCTGTAGAGGATTACGATTTCGTAGTCACCTCCAGTCTGGGTATCGTGGCACGAGAGTATGAGACTAGCCAGTTGGTTCAGCTCATGCAAACCACCTCCCCAGAGTCACCCATCTACCCACTGCTGGTGGAGAGTGTGGTTGACAACATGAATCTGTCCAACCGTCAAGAGTTGATTGACAAGTTGCGACAAGCACAACAACCTTCTGAAGAGCAGATGAAAGCACAACAAGCTGCTCAGCAGAGGGAACAAGAGGTTCACCAAGCTCAACTGGCTGTGCTGCAAGCACAAGCAGAGGAGTTCAAAGCTAGGGCTAATAAGTATAACGAAGAAGCCCGACTCATGCCGCTGGGAATGCAGATTGATATGATCAACGGTGTGGCTGATGTGAACAATGACGCTGCCGATGACTTTGCGAAGAGTCTACAGGTGGCACAACAATCTCTCGCAGAGAAGAAGCAAGCTCATCAGGAAAAGATTGATATAGCTAACTTCGCCTTGAGCGAGAAAAACAGCAACAAAGCGCCCCAACAGGAGAACGCGAATGGTAGTCAGCAAAGTGGAATTCCAAGCAGCCCTAACGGAAATCAATGAAAGCTACGCTAAACTGATAGCTCGTATTGAAAAACTCGAACAAGCGGCAGCTAAACCTGAGCCTAAGAAGAAGGTGAGTGATGACAAATGAACAGAAGACTGATGCTCTTAGAGGGATGTTTAACTCTACAGGGTGGGAAGTCTTCACAGAGATGCTAGAAGAGGCTTACTCTAAGCTGCGACTAGACGATCTGGATTCACTCGAAGACCTCTATCAGGCCAAAGGTGAAAAGGAAGTGGTGGGATTTATCAAATCCCTCCCGTTCATGATCGAGGAGTATAGTGAATGATCTTCGATTTTAAATGCTCGAAAGGGCATAAGGAAGAATACTGGGTAAAATCCTCAGTTCGTACTGTACGGTGCAAAGTATGTGACGAAGAGGCCACTCGGTGTATAAGTGGGGCAATGGTTAGCCTTGATCCGATCTCTGGGGATTTCCCCGGCGCTACGATGAAGTGGGCTAAGCACCATGAAAGGGCTGCGAAGCAGTCATCAGAGTAAACTCCATAATACTATGTACGGAGATACAGCAATGCAAGAAGACAGCAATGAGAACACCGAACTTGACGAGAGCTTGTTCGCTATAGACGAGGAGAGTCCAGCAGTTGAGGAACCTCAAGAGACACCAGAAGCAGAGACTGAACAGGAGCCGGAATCGGTAATCCCTGAGAAGTACAAAAACAAGAGTGCCAGCGAGATCATTCGTATGCACCAAGATGCTGAAAGGTTGATCGGCAAACAAGGGAACGAAGTGGGTGAACTCAGGAAGATGGTCGATGACATCCTCCAAGCCCAACCTTCTAATCCAGCACCACAGGAACCCGAGTTGGATTTCTTTGAGAATCCACAAGAGGCAGTAGCCAGAGCAGCATCTTCTGCCCTGTCTAACGACCCACGGTTGAAAGCACTAGAGAGTAACCTACTCCAGAATGAGCAAACTAGGGCAGCACAAGCCTTGCAAGCTCGTCACCCAGACGTTACGGAAGTCATGAATGACCCAGCGTTCGGTGAATGGGTAGCGAAGTCTAAGCTGAGAACCAAGATGTTAACTGAAGCTAACCAGAACTACGACTCAGATACAGCGAGCGAAGTACTGGATTTGTGGAAGGAGAGCAAGAGTTATGTAGCACAAGTTGAAGCTGCTGCTCAAGCTAACCGTCCCGAAGCGGTTAAGAAGGCATCTACTGGGAGCGGAAAAGCCTCCGCTGAAACGCGAGGCAAGCCGATCTTGAGTCGGGAAGCACTTGTTGAACTAAAACGTACTAACCCTGACCAGTATTACGCCAAGATAGGCCAGATCAAACAGGCTTATCAAGAAGGCAGAGTCAGGTAATTTAATATATTAGGAGTATAGTCTAATGGCTACATCTACATTCCCCGCCACAGGCGGTTTCGTTGACAATACGTCAGCAGATAAGTTTATCCCCGAATTGTGGAGCGATGAGATTCGCGCTGCATACAAGTCTAACCTTACTATGGCAAACCTCGTTAAGAAGATGCCTATGCAAGGGAAGAAGGGCGATACCATTCACGTACCGGCTCCCATCCGTGGTTCAGCTAACGCCAAGGTTGAGAACCAAGCCGTTACTGTACAGAACAACGTAGAGAGCGAAGTCATCATCACCATCGACAAGCACTTTGAATTCTCTCGCTTGATCGAAGACATCACTGCGGTACAGGCGCTGGATTCTCTGCGTCAGTTCTACACTGATGACGCTGGTTATGGTCTGGCTACTCAGCTCGACACTGACATCTTCACTATGGGTACTGGCTTCGGTGACGGCGTATACGCTGCTGCTCCTACCGCTGCTAACTACGTACACAGCGCTTGTTTCTTCAACGATGCTACTAACGGTAAGTCTGCTTACGCAGAAGATACCGTAACTGCTCTTGACGTATTTAACGATGCGTTCCTGCGTGGTTGTATCCAAGAGCTTGACGATGCTGATGTCCCTATGGACAACCGCTACCTCGTTGTACCGCCTGCGCTGAAGAACACAATGCTCGGCATTGATCGCTTCAACAGCTCAGACTTCGTTAACTCGAAGGGTGTAGCGTCTGGTCAGTTCGGTGAGATTTATGGTATCCCCATCTATGTCTCTACTAACTGCCCCGTGGTCGAAGCCGCTGCTGACAACGCAGTAAGTGCTGTCGATACTCGTGGCGCGTTCCTGTTCCACCGCGACTCCATGATTCTTGCTGAGCAGCAGTCTGTACGCTCACAGATTCAGGATAAGTTGGAATGGCTTGGTACTCTGTATGTTGCTGATTGCATCTACGGTATCAAGAACTTCCGTCCTGAAGGCGGAATTGTAATGGCAGTACCTAACGTAGTATAAAACCTACGTCCGTAGCCTCTCCTTCGGGAGGGGCTATCCCTTTTTAAAGGAGACAGTATGACAATCAAGTACAAAAGATCGCATACTGCCGGAGCAGTACCCACTACCCAAGACCTCAAAGTAGAAGGTCAAGTCGCTATCAATACAGCAGACGGTAAGGTGTACGCTCGTAACGACCAGTACGTTGTAGTTGAGATAGGTGGGCTGTATAGTGGTGAAGACCTTCCCACATCAGACCCTCATCTTGATGGAGCCTTCTGGGTAGACAATGACAACAACTTAAGAGTGAGTGCCGGTTAATGCCTTATCCAGATGATACCATAATCACCCCACGGCGGAGACATACAGATGCCACCATACCCACCACAGGCGATATTGTTGAAGGCGAACTTGCCATCAATACCGTGGATAGAGTCATCTACACCAGAGATGATAATAACAACATCATTGCTCTTGACGGACTCTCCTCATCTACTGAGATCACTAACAACACTGGTCACATTCACCGTCCCACTGTAAGCACTACAGCCGCTACTTACTACCGTATTGGCGCAGAAGATGAGAACTCTCTCATCTTGTTCACATCAGGAACAGCAGTCACAGTTGAGTTACCGCTTAACGAAATAGAAGAGATACCGATTGGTTTCATCTGCCACTGCCACCAGAGCGGTGCAGGGCAACTAACAATCACACCTGTTGTGGGCGTCACTGCTAACTCCTCACGCTCCCTCATCACAGGGGCGCAGTACGCTGCCTTGTCGTTGATGAAGGTGGGGACAGATGCTTGGGTTGTGGTGGGGGATCAAGAATGAGTGCAGGTTTTGGTTTCTGGAACCACAACATTGATCTGATACAAGACCCGTTTGAGGGGTGTATCTACTACGACTGTAACGCTTTCCAGACTGAGATTATCCGGCAAAACGCTACCGTGTGGCCGCTGGACGATATGAATTTCTCTGCAACCGTACCTGCCAACGGGATACTGCGCAAGCTGGGTACCGATCCAGTTCCCGCAGATTACACGGTTGAGCCTTCTTCGTGGGGCGATGCGTGGGACGAACCCGGAGACAATCCTGTCACGGAGAGGAGTTTTATCGACCACATTGGATACTGTCGTAACAACTTCCTATACCTGAATGCCCCCAGTTTTGGGGCTTGGTCATCTACCGTTAATGAATCCCCATCAAATGTCGATGAGTTCGGCAACACATCGTCCGATGTCGGTGTGTACATCGTGCGCGAGTTTAGCACCAATGCGGCCAGCGTCTTGTATTCGGATGACTACTTTGTCTACACCTTTCTTGGTGTAGGTGATCCGCAACAAGCTGCTCCGCTGACGGTATCAATCAACATTGACGATATAACAGGGGCGTTTACCATCAGCATGGATGGCAAGAACGCCGGTGGGGTCATCTCGCAGACTTTAACTGACGGGTACTGGCTACACATTAAGTACTCAAGGACGTTCGGAGCAATCTCTGGCACCCAATTGCCATATGACTTGGTGTGTGAGATGTACATTAACGGAGTGCTAGAAGGCACCCTTACCGAGAGCTTCCAGAGAGCTAACATCAAGGGTAGCGAGCCTTA